CTCGTCAGCAAGGCGTCGCTGACACCATATTGGGCTGCGACGAATGCCTTCACCCTAGCGATCGATGGCGGCACGGCCGATTGGATTGTCACGCTTCCTCCTTCTGCTGCTTGGCTTGGTCAGATAGAGAAGGAGGTCATTGGGCCGCGCTCCCCATCACGAATTTTTCCTGACGATCGAGCGCATCCAGATATCTCACCGCTTGGCGGAAATACGAATCCTTCAACTCCACGCCGATAAAGCGCCGCCCGAGCTTGAGCGCGCAGTGTCCTTCGCTGCCGATACCCATGAACGGCGATAGCACTACATCGTCTGGGTTGCTCCACATGATGAGCGCGCGGTCGATCACGTCGAGCTGCAACGGGCACAGGTGGCGCTCATCGTGGGCATCGCGCGCCGCCTTGACATTCAGCACATTGGTCTGGTTGACCGTCATCCACACGGGCGATGCCCACTCTTGCCATTGATCGAGCGGGAAGTCCTCAGGCGTATGTGCGATAGGCTCCGAATTCTCGCCCGGCTTGATGAAGGTCATCAGGTAGTCCGGCATTCCGCCGCGCGACTTGCTGCTGTCCTTGCGGAGTTGCTTGTAAAGCAAACCGACATGCTTGGTGCGCGTCATTTCAACGACTGGGTCGCGCCAGATCGTGCGCCTCCCGTGGTAAATCCATCCGGCCCTAGTGTGAATATTGATGATCTGGCCGCTGAAATCTTTGATGCCGACCGCGCCGTCTTTCCATTTGGTCTGAGGCAAATCCGAGCAATGTACGACGGTCAAACGACCAGCTTTCGTCACGCGAAGTTTCTCGGCAACCATAAAAGCGTAGTGTCGCGCGAACTCGTCGTCATCGGCGCTGTTGCCCATATCGGCCGCCGATTCGCTGTAGACAAACAACGACCCGAAGGGGGGGGAGTAGACTGAAAAGTCGATGCTATTGGCCGGCAGGTAGCGCAACACGTCACAGCAATCGCCGTGGTAGGCCGACCAATTCTTACCGTGCGCCTCGTCCAAGCACTTCACTTTGCCAGCCATGTCGGTAGCCTTCCCTCATGTTTAGGCAGATATGGAACCTTGATGCGGGACGCCATGCCGTTGGCGCGCAGCATCGCCGCGCGCATCGCCATCTTCATTTTCTCGTGTTCAGATTCCTTGCGCTCGATTACGCGGCCGATCTGGTCTTCGCCTTCGGCAACGATGATATCGACCATTACCGGCCGCTTTTGTCCGAAACGCCAGAACCGGCGCACGGCCTGGAACCACAATTCATAGCTGAACGATCGACCGACGAAGATGGTCCGATTGCAGAATTGTAAATTGAGCCCATGGCCGGCAATGCGCGGCTTGGTCAGCAGTATGCGTGCTTGGCGCATCAGGAAAGCGTCAATATTTTCCTCTTTTTCGTCAATCGACATGCCGCCGCGAATCTCGACGCAATCGCCAACGGCGGCGCGCACGGTATCCGCCTCATAGTCGGTATCGACCCAAAGCACGAACGGTTCATGCGGCTCGGCATGGACAAGAGCGGCGGCTTTGTCTGCTCGCGCCCCGCTTGTCTGCCGCTTGATATCGTGAATGTTCGTCGCGCTGGCATCAAAAGAAAAAAGACCGTCCGTTAAATTGATGTGCTGCCCCGCCAGCTTGTGGCGGTTGACCTTGAGCGGCGGCAAAATATAGTCAGCATCGTCATACCCGAGATCGCTTGGCAATGTCGCCATACGGGACCACGACGCCATCCAATCCCAAAATGCCTCGACGGCGTGGCCCTTCAAGCGCCACTCCTGGCTGGCCTTGGACGTGTCATTGATGAAAAAACGCGACAGCATTTCGTTTGATGTCATCACAGACAAAAAGTCAGCCTGCTGGCCTAATTCCATATGGTCATTGGGCGCTGGCGTGGCACTGGCCGCCATCTTGAATGGATGCGCTGAGAAGATGTCCCGCAGGGCGCGCGACGTTGCGCCGGTCAATGCTTTAAGAATGGAGCTTTCGTCCAAGCTGACCGCGCTGAACCAATCTGGATCGATCTTATCCAGCCGGTCGTAGTTACAAATATTGATGCCGTCGCGCGCTTCGCATTGGCTGCGAATGACGCGCACGTTGTAGCCAAGCGCCAAGCCCTCACGCTCGGATTGCCGAGCGACGGCAAGTGGTGTCAACATCAAGGCGCGATCATTGCTGGCATCGGCGGCGTGCTTCAAAAACTCAAGTTGGCATCGCGTTTTACCGAGGCCGGTCGATAAATACAGGCCGGCGCGACCCTGGCGCAAAGCGAACCGGACGCAATCGGCCTGGAATGGCTTGAGATGCGACGGCATCTCTGGCGGATTGACAATACCTGTTGCGTTCGCGCCAATCGCTTTCGTCGCAAGAAACGCCGCATATTCCGGTTTCATTTTGCCCTCATGCCCCCGAGCGCCGCCAGGACGACGATATCCACGGGTTCATCGTCACGAGGCATGGACTCAAGGTCGCGCACGCGCATAAGCCGGATGGCCGCGATGGCCTGGGTGTAGATCAGCTCGGTGTTGTCGGCGGATTCGGTCATCCCCGCCTCGCCTTCTTGCGCTTCTTCGGGCATTCCCTGGCGAGCATGGCGTGGACATGCTTGCGGGTTTCCGCCTGACGGACGCGCTTCTGTCCGTGCGGTGCGAAGGCTTGGCGCATGATCAGAGCGTCGAGCTTGCGCGCGTCGGCCAACTGGGCGAGGTCGGTCATGCAGCCACCTTGGTTTCCGCAGCGAGCGGGCTGACCGTCACCACGCACATTTCGATTCCATCCCCAGGCTCGATGGTGACGCGGCCGACGTGCTTCATGTTGTCGCCGACGATCACCTTGAGGTGGGCCAGAAGATCGATGATCGGCTTGAGGTAGTTGTCGCAGTCCCGTCTGTTGTTGCGCGGCACACGAATGTCGATCTGAACGCCCGACAAGTGATACGGCGGCAGGGGCACGCCGCGACCGCGCGCCGCACCGAGAAGGTGGGTGCATTCGGCGATCCAATCCTTGTACTCGCGCGTCTTGAACCGCCGGCCCCGATAAAGGTTGTTCGTGCTCGGTGGCGGAAAAACGCGGCAGGTCCAGGGTTGCATCACGCGGCCACCCTGCGCAGTAGATCGGTCATATCGTCTGCGCCGTAATCCCGCCCCATCGCACAGATCGCCGCGGAGAACCTGGCGTCGTCATTTGGGGAGATCGCAATCGGGTGGTCTGAATCAGACCATGCCTTGAGCCGATCACCGCGGGCCTTCCGCAATCTGGTGAGCGCGTTGTAGACGGTCTTCGCCGGGCACCCCAGGTGTTGGGCTATCCAGCCGGAGGTCCGCCGTTCGTCTGCCAGGGCGAGGATGGCCCTGTCGCGCTCGAGCCGCTCGGCGTCGGGAAGGCGGCAGCGGTCGGTCATCACCGCCCCTTGAGTGTTGCCGGGGGCGTCTTGGGCACGACCTGGACATGCTCGGCGGGAATCCCGGTCAGCTCGGGGATCACATCGTCGGGATATCCCCTCGCCCGGTATCTGTGGACGACGGACTCGTGCTGCTGGACCACCTGCTGGGTGCGATGGTCGAACCATGGGAAGCCGATGGCGGGGCGGGCGGTCATTCAAGCACCCACAGCCACGCCTTGGCAGCCAGGGCTGCCGCGCCCAGCACGCAGGCAGCAAGAATCGCAAGGGCAGCCCACTTCGCCGCGCGCGCGATCGTCTCGTCTTTCGGCTGCCCCATCAGCACCCCCCAGCGGTTTAGAATTTCGTCTCGATCTGTCTCAGGGCTTCGCGTAGCAAGGCCGCTGGCGTCGGCGCGGGCTCAACCACCTCGCCGTACACCTCGCGCAGAAATCCAATGTCCCCGGCCGAGCGGAATGCCCTGGCCAGTTCGTAAAGCAGCAGGGCCAATGCCTCTTGCTGGCCGTTGAACACGCGCTCGACCGTGTCGGGGCTGGCTCCGATCGCTCCGGCAAGTTGTTTGATCGCCCAAGGCCCTCGCGGATGAAGGCGTCGCGCGAGTGCCGCCTTGAGGCGGTCGCGTAGTTCGTCGCGTGCCGCAGATTTGCGGTACGTGGGTGCTGATCTGCGAGGCATGATGGCTCCATGATTGGTTCCATCATGGAGCCGAACAGCAAAGGACAAATTGATAGCAGCAGCAGAGACGACGATCGCTCCGTCGCGTTGGCGCGCAGCGGAGCACGGGACGCCAAGGTTCAATGGCGTAGAGGATTGCGACCTCTCGGCGAAGTGCTTGGCCGATTGGTCGAGGCGATCAAGAGCAAGCGCAGCACCCATGTCACCACCCCGCCCTCGGGACGCCAGATGGGTAGCG